TGGTGGAAAAAATAGGCGCAAAGCAAGAAAAATGGGCGCAATAGTGGAAAAAAATAACTTTGTAGCTCAAAAGTGAGCCGTATTTATACTAATTTATACGAATAATGAGCTTTAAAAATCCCAAAATAGGAACTTTTGTAACTTTAATGACAACTTATGACAATAATCTTTATAATATTAGCAGCTATTTGTAACTCGGTAATGGATGTACTTTCAACGAGGTATTATGTTTCTATATTTGGAAACTTTAAAAATAGGCAATTTTGGGATTGGAATATTAGTTGGCGAAACAAATGGTCTTGGGGCGAAAAAGAAAATGGCGAGAAGTTTTTTCTATCTTCAACTATGCTTTCGTTTTTAACCGATGGTTGGCATTTATTTAAAGCCTTGATGTTACTTTTTATTTCTTTAGCTATTGTAACTTACAAGCCTATATTTGGGTATTTTGATATAATTCTATTCTCTATTATTTGGGGAGTAGTGTTCGAGATGTTTTACACTAAAATCTTATTAAAATGACACTATTAATTATTTATTGGATTGCAAGTACAATTTTGGGAGTATATTATCTTATTAAGAATCCTGGCAGGTTTGAATCTAAAGATGAATTTACATTAGCTGATGTAATAGGAAACATATTTCCTGCTATGATAATTGCTCCATTTGCAATACCTTTTTATTTACCAACTTTAATTAAGTTTAAGAGACCAAAAAAATGAGTACAACAATCTTAAAAAAGAAATTAGATACAATTTTCTCTATTTACATAAGACTTAAATACGCTGATGAAGATTTGAATGTAAAGTGTTTTACTTGTGATAGGATTTATCCTTATAAAAAGATGCAGAACGCTCACTTTTGGGGCAGAACTCATTTATCTACGAGATGGGATGAAGAAAATTGTTATCCTGGTTGCTACGGTTGTAATGTGGCTAAAAATGGTAATTACATTGTATATACATTAAGACTGCAAAAACATTTAGGAGATGAAGCATTTGCAGCATTAGAGCATAGAAAGAATCAAACCTTTAAAACTACCAAAGATTGGTATTTAGATAAGATTGATGAATACACCAACAAAGTAGCTAATCTATAACTATAATATTACATATTAATTGTGTAACTTTGTAGTATGAAAAGATTAGATATACAACCAGGTACTATTTTTAATAAATTGGAATTTATTGAATATGGGCAAAAGAAAGAATTACCTTGCGGTCAAAAAGTATTAACTGCAAATTGTAAATGTGAATGTGGTAATATAAAAGAAAACATATTAGTGCTGCATTTAGTAAGGAATAGAATAAAATCTTGCGGATGCTTAAATCCTATTCACAATATGACAAGAACTAAATTACATACTACCTGGAGGGCAATGTGTAATAGAGTAAGGGAAACATACTTTGAAAGGAAATACTATTTTGATAAAGGGATAACTCTTTTTGAAGATTGGAAAGACTTTAGAAACTTTAGAGATTGGGCAATCTTAAACAATTATGTAAATGGTTTGCAAATTGATAGAATAGATAATTCAAAAGGATATTATCCTGATAATTGCAGATTTGTTACACAAGAAGAAAATTTGGCTAATAGAGATATAACAAAGAAATATAACTACAAAGGCGAATCTTTATCCATTGCACAATTAGCAAGAAAATATAATAAGAACTACGATACAGTTTACACAAGGGTTAAAAATGGTAAGTCTATTGATTATGCTATTGAAACACCTGTAAGACAATTTAAGAATTATGATAGATAAAATCAAAGCAGAGATAATAAAAGCTAATAGGACCAGTGCAATAGAAGACCTAATAAACTCTAATCTAAAGTTAGCTGGTTATTTATTTCTTTTAAATGAAATGGAAGCTGAGATACATAAAGGCTATATTGATGCATACACTACAAGGAAGATAGAAGAAGCAAGGTTATTTGTAGAAGGAGAAGGAACGCAAGGTAACAAAGAGAAACAGGCTATAATAATGAGTGAGCCTTATAGAGTGATAGAAGGTAAATTTGAAACAAGGTTAGCAGAGGTAAAGAATGTTAGATTTAGTACCAATTCCTTTATAGATGTACTTACGCAAAAGATAAACTACTTAAGGAAGGAATACGAACTTTCTAAAAATGTAATAAAATAGCTACCTTTGTTGTAAATAACAAAAAGTAACAAATGTTTGAAAAAGGCAAAAGCGGAAATCCGAATGGCAGACCACAAGGTGCAGTAAGCCAAAAAAGACTATTAATAGACAACTTTGTCAATATAATTATTGAAGAAGGAACAGAGCGATTTAATCAAGAACTTAACTCATTGGAGGGCAAAGACTTTGTGCAATCATATCTAACTTTACTTGAATATGCAAGACCAAAACTTGCAAGAACAACTTTAGAAGGGGATGCAAACAATCCTATACAAGCCAAAATAGTATTTGAAGAAATAAGAACCTATGCACCTATCGGAAAAGCAGACCATAGCGATTGAGTTAATCGAAGACAATAAGACCAAAGAGATTATCTATGGTGGCGGTGCTGGAAGTGGGAAGACTGCTTTAGGTGTTTATTGGATTCTTAAGTCTTGTTTAAAATATCCAGGTACAAGAGCCTTAATAGGTAGAGCGGTGTTAAAGACACTAAAAGAAACTACTCTTAATTCTTTTTATGATGTGTGCAGGATGCAAGGTTTAAAGTCAGGCATTCACTATCAGTTCAACGCTCAAAGTAATATTATTACCTTTCAAAATGGTTCGACTATTTTATTAAAAGACCTGTTTCAATACCCTTCAGATATTAATTTTGACGAATTGGGCAGCCTTGAGGTCAGCTTTATATTTGTAGACGAATGCAACCAGGTAACTGAAAAGGCTTGGAATATTCTTAAATCTCGAATAAGATATAAACTTGATGAATTTAATTTGATTCCTAAAATACTTGGAACTTGTAACCCTGCAAAAGGATGGGTTTATAATAACTTTTACAAGCCACACAAGGAAAACAAATTAGATGACAACAAAGCATTTATTCAAGCATTAGCGGTAGACAATCCTTTTATCTCTAAACACTATATCGAATCTTTAAAGACTTTGGACAACCAAAGTAGGGAACGGTTACTTTATGGTAATTGGGAATACGATGACAACGATAACGCTTTAATCGGTTACGATAAGATTATTGATATGTTTACTAATGAACATATACCAAGCGGTAAAGGTTACATTTCAGCAGATATAGCAAGATTTGGTAAAGATAATACACTTATTATGGTTTGGTCAGGCTTTAGGGTTACCGAGATACATAAGCTATCGCAAAAGTCAACAACCGAAGTAAGTGCTTACATTAAACATTTAAGTAAAAAACATTCAATTCCTAATTCACAGATTGTTATCGATGAAGATGGGGTGGGCGGAGGATGCTGCGACCAAATCACAGGTAGCCGAGGATTTGTTAACAATAGCAAAGCCTTAACAGGTAATTACATTAACTTGAAATCGGAATGCTATTATAAACTTGCGGAGTTAATTAATGAAGCTGGAGTGTGGGTTATAACCGAAGATGTAACTATCAAAAAGGAATTAACCGAAGAACTTGAGTGGGTACAAAGACACAACGCTGATAAGGATGGTAAACTTGCGGTGATACCTAAAGACAAAGTTAAAGAACATTTAGGACGAAGTCCCGATATAAGTGATGCTCTTATGATGCGAATGTGGTTTGAACTTAAGAAGTTTGACTTTGTTGTAATGTAAAAGTTATCTAAATTTATCGTAAATTTGTAAAAATAATTGCTTATGAATCTCATACAAAGAATTAAAGCTGCTTTTATTCCAACTCAAAGTGGTGATGCAGGTAACAAATATAACCAATCTTTATTCTCTTATTTTAATGGAATATTCTTTAACATCCCTAACAATCCAAGAGCGTATGTAAGGAATGGCTATCAAGGCAATCCCGATGTATTTGCGATTATTAATATGATTGCTAAAAAGGCTGCTTCAGTTCCTTTCTATGTTTACGAGATAGACAATAAAAAGAGTTTTAATAGAACAAAGAATAATAAGTTTAACTTACTTAAAAAGGGATTAACGGAAGTAGAAGGTACTGACTTGAATAAGCTAATTGCAAGACCTAACGAAATGCAAAGCCAACAGGAGTATATTGAATCTTTGGTTTCTTTTTTAGAGATTACAGGTAACGCTTATTCTTATAAGTTTATGCCTGAAGTAGGAAGAAACAAAGGAGTACCAACTAAACTTTACCCATTACCTTCTCAATTTACACAGATTATAGGAAGCGGAACTTTTGAACCTATTAGTGCTTATAAGCTACAAATAGGAAACCAAGAGATTGAATTTAAAGTAAACGAGGTAAACCATATTAAGTTCTTTAACCCTGACTACAATGTTAGTGGGAATCAGCTTTATGGAATGAGTCCTTTGATGGCTGCTTGGGAAACTGTTTCAAGTTCAAACGAAGGCACAAGGGCAAAGGCTAAAGCATTTATTAATGGTGGTGCAGCAGGTTTATTATTTAGTGGAGATAAGGATGCTATGCTTGATGGTGAGCAAATAAGCAAAATTAACCAACAAATAGACAGTAAACTTACTGGAGCGGATAATTATAAGAGAATAGTAGCTACTAACGGTATTGTTGATTATAAGCAAATTGGAATGAGTCCAGCAGACCTTGAGATTATTAAATCAATAGGTGCAGATAGGGACACTTTATGCCGAGTGTTTGGTGTAGACCCTATATTAATGGCTACTGATTCGGCTTCTTATAACAATAAAGAAATGGCTTACAAAGGTTTGGTAACTAACACGGTTATTCCTATCTTAAATATGATTAGAGGAATGTTTAACGAAGTTGCTTTGTACTATTCTTTAAGGGATGGTGTTGAATACTATATTGACTACGATGTTCAAGCGTTTCCTGAAATGCAAAAGGATATGGAGAAAATAGTAACACAGATGAAAGAATCTTGGTGGATTACTCCTAACGAAAAAAGAACTGCTATGAACTACGATAGATTAGACCAAGAAGATATGGATAGGATTTTAGTTCCTGCTAACTTGACTTATCTTGATGAATTAGGAATGGCGGATAAAGCGTTATAATGACACAAGAAGAATTTGATACTAAACTACAAAAGTATTTAGAGACTTACGGCTATCGTTTATTCTCTAAAGCCTTAAAACAATCTATTCAGCCAAT